CAGCGCATCGGCGCCAGCACTACAGGTATAGCCATGCACTCCATGTATGCAGATGCAGGAGATGCACGTCAACCCTTGAGTGGTGTGCGCTTTAACGAAGTGCCTGGCCTGCTGTTGATTGAACCCATTGGCGGCAAAGAAATTGCGCCCGATGCTGGCCTGATCAAACAAATCAAATCTGTGGCCAACAGTGGGGATGGTCGTGCCATTGCCACCTTGTTCAACCCTGCCGAACTGCGAGCACAACAGATCACAGATCTAGCCAAACTGTGTGTGGACTACATCAATTTTAGAATCAAACAGCCCAGCGGAAACTTCGACGACTTGTTGCCGGGATTTGGCGAGTGGCTACAGACCAAGGTCACGCCCAAGAAATTTGCCAACATTGTGGAATACTTGAACAGTCCAGCCAGCAATGCAGGTGCGCTGTCAGCAGCATTTACTTTGTTCTTGTTGTTGCATGACTTGAAACTGGACATACTGCGCCAGCTGGATTTGAAAGATCCTGGACACGAGGGCTGGGTCATGGCCACCCCTGCAGGCTATGCCAAAGCAGTAAATAGATTTGACTTTACAGCAAGAAATGCGGCACAAAATAATCCTCAACCGGCATGATTTTTACCGATTGTATAAATAAAAGCAGGTCCACCGAGACCACTTAACTTAAAGGAAATTATCATGGCAGTTTTTACAAAAACAAATGGAACTACACAACCAGTATTTGCACTGGACGTTGCTAACGGCAGTATCTCTGGAACAGCCAACGTTGCGGCCCAAGGCCCAGTTCAAATGGCAGGTCCAAAACTGGACTTCTTCTCATTGACAGCCAACGCTGCCCTTACCAATGCTGGTAATGTCAACGGCTACTTGAACAATGTGTTGCAAGCTATCCAGTCTGGTGCAGGCATCGCAAGTGGCGGCGCAGGCGGCACAATCGCTATGTACCAAGCAGGTGCAACAGCTGGCACTATCAGTATTGCTATCTACCCCACAGGCGCTTACACCACTGCTACCTTGGTTGCCGCTGCTCAAACAGCCAACGCCACAGGCGGTTTGAACATTGGTATCCCAACTGGCAACGTCAGCGCAACTGCAAGCTTCACAACAGTTTAATCTAACACGGATTAACACCAACCCCGGACGTAAAAAATCCGGGGTTTCCTTTTGGCATTAAATATGCACATAATGAAAGTCTTGTGCCGCACCCTTTTTGATTGTACCTTCACTGGTGTCACAGGACATTTCCGTGCCCAACAACTGCCGTATACTACCAAGAGTGGATTGCGACTGGAAACCATAGAAGATTGGAATCGTGCCAGAAATCAACAACGCAACTGGGAAAGCCTGTTGCAGATTGCCAGTTTACGGACACAACCCATGAATGTTGTGTATCCTACCAAGCACAAAGATGGCTGGCACTTTGAATTTGAAGTAGAAGCTGAGGGGGTACTCAGCAGTGAATTTGGCAGCGATGACCTGGCCGGGCTAGTAGGTGATTGCGAAGGCGTGCCCATGGTCACCGGACTAAATGAAGCAGAAGCAATCACAGCAACACTGCATGCTCAAGGAGCCAATCAAAACATTTGGTTTACCGCCATAAATAACGCATTGGAGCCCCATAATGGTTGATACCACCGACATTGAAAAGAAAAGTCTTGAAGCCCACGTTGAGCTGTGTGCCGAACGATACCGCATGCTGGAACTCAAAATAGAAACAGTGGAACAAGAAGTTGGCGAAGTCAAACACATGGTGACAGAAGTGCATGGCATTGTGCGCCAAATGGGCGAAAAACGCAATGACCAACTGATTGCCTGGGGCATAGGCATCATTGGCGTGCTGCTGGGCATTGTGGGGTGGCTCACAGCTCATTACATCAAAACACTATGACTCGTGATCAAAAATTAGAACGCTTTGCCGAGCGTGAACTCAAGCGTGTTTACACTGAACTCATCATTGATGATGAACAAGGTGGCTATGTGGCATTTGGGCGTTATCATTTGCGTCCTGAAAATTCAGGCTTTGCTGTATATCACAATGATGATCTAGTGAGCGCATTCAGCAGTAAAAAAACTGCCATGAGTTGGTGCGTGGCAGATCACCTGCAACAATACCGACTAGCACAAAATATTCGCATACTAGACAACAAAAAACAAACACTGACCGCTGACATCTATTGCCGCCGTGGGCAAGCAGATTGTAGTACGAGACCCGACTTTCGTGAAATGGTGCGCACCAAACTTGCGCCTAAAATTGAAAACCTTACCCTGCTGAATCAAGAACTTGAAAAATGTTTAAATTCGGCTAAATATCTACAACTAAGAGGATTTGCCAAATGAAATTAACCGAACTGGCCACACCAAAAAAGAGCCGCCAAGTAGCCAAAGTATTTGAAAGTTACTTCGGGACCAAAATGCCTGTGAACAAGCTCACAGTGCGAGAAGCACAGGTCATGCTAAAACGTGTGCGCGGTGTGATTGCTGAACATCAGCGTAGCACAACCCGTCACACCAGTGAACGCAATCCTGCCTATCTCAAACTTGTGATGATGGAACAAGCATTAACGGCCAGAGTCAGTGAAGACATGGTTCCGCCAGCAGCCGCAGCACCAAAACCCGGTGCACCAGCAGCCGGCGCTGCGCCAGCAACGCCTGATCCAGCAGCCGCAGCCAAACTCAAAGCAGCCAAAGACAAACTGGCAAAAGGACAAACTCTTGCTCCGGATGAACAACAATTGATCAATGCACAAGCCACAATGACTGCTGAAAGCCGTTTGCGTAGAGCATACCAGTTCTTAAAAGAATCAGAAGTTCAGCAAGCACAAGTGGTATTGGCTGCACAAGACATGGTAGACAAAATGCAATCAATGTTGGAAGACACAACAGAGATGCAATTCAAAGAGCTACCTGCACTGGTCGACAGTATTCGCAATCAAATTGGCATTGAACAAGCCACACAATTCAACAGTGACGTCACTGGTGCATTGCAAGGGCTTGTGCAAAATCTCCAAGGTGCTAAACAACAATTAGAAACAGCCTTGGGTGTGGTAACCGGTCAACCTGCTCCACTTGACACCAGCATGGCTGCCAGTGGTGTGCCTGGTGCAACTCCTCCTCCAGCACCGGGCACAGAGATGGGTGCAGAGATGGGTGCCGACATTGGAGCTGATGTGGGTGCTGATGTTGGAGCCGATCTTGAAACAGGTGCTCCTCCTCCTAAAGCTGCACTGGGACGAGCACGTAGATAATGAGAATCGACGAAGTCGAAAACACCAGTTCACTAGATCCAAACAAACTTATGGGTCTAGTGAATTTTCTTTCTGGCCGCGCCGATGACCAAAATGCACAAAAGCAAATCAGCACAGATGCATTCATTAGCACCGCACGAAGTTTGGGATTTCCAATCAATGATAGAAACATCGTAAGTGTAGTGAGCCAGCCTCCCTTGGACTCAGTGCTAGAACCTATTGACCCAAACAACCCAGGTGTGATCATGTACAAAGGATCTGACACTGGTGCAACCAAAATGCCTGTAAACAAGGCGCAAGACATTGTGGCCGCCTCGGCCAAACAAGCTGCCGGCAAAGAACGCGGCGTATAACCGTTCCGGTTGACATCAATAAGTAAATACGCTATAATCAGCGAAGGAATATCACATGGCCTATTCAGAAAAAGTAATTGATCACTACGAAAATCCACGCAACGTGGGCAAGTTTGAAATTGATGACACTGTTGGCACAGGCATGGTGGGAGCACCTGCCTGTGGTGACGTGATGAAATTGCAAATCAAAGTTGAAAACGGAATTATAACAGATGCCAGGTTCAAAACATACGGATGCGGAAGTGCCATTGCCTCATCCTCTCTTGTTACCGAGTGGGTTAAAGGACGAACGCTTGACCAAGCAGCAGCTCTTAAAAATTCAGAGATTGCTCAGGAACTCGCATTGCCACCAGTCAAGATTCATTGTTCTATTCTTGCTGAAGATGCTATACGAGCAGCCGTAGAGGACTATCGTAAAAAGCATGCTGCATGAAAATGGTCCATACCCTATCAGTATTAGTTTAAAGCGCGATGAACAAGTAGATGATAATATATCCGGTAATAGTGTAAGAATATTGTTTTACAATGCTGGGGCAAAACAAAAAGCCTGGTTGTATACCACAATTTTATCTTTAAAAACCTATATAGATATTTTGTATCCAACTCTCTCGCGCTATGTCACCTGGTGCAAGCCAATACAACAGGTGGTCGATCAGACTGAACTGATAGATTATATAAAAGCAAACCGGGTCGACATTGCATGCACTGGACATTTTATCTGGAATCATGGATTGTTAATGAATCAACTCAGTGCAGTTAAAAAGGAACTGGGAGATCAGATAAAAATTATTGTTGGCGGTCCAAACATTGATGTTTATTACAACAAAAATTTTTTTGTAGAATATCCTTTTGTTGACTATGCGGTGTATGGCCCAGGTGAACAAGCATTTGCAAACATTTTGGATCATTTAATTTTACAAAAACCACTGGCTAAGACCACTGCAACTAATTGTGCATGGAAACACCCGCTCACCAAAGAAAGAGTAGTTGCAGACTATCAGTTTGTCAAAATGCTGAACACCAGTCCTTATTTGCACTGCAAAGAACTGTTTTCAGAAATGGTAAAAGATTTGCAACAAAACAATGATGCAGTGTGGTTACCATATATTCTTACTCGTGGATGTCCTTATGCCTGCACGTTTTGTGATTGGAACAGCGGATTTGATAACAAAGTGTCAAGAAGAAAAAATACCTATCAAGAAGAAATTGATTTGTTTCATGAGTTAAACATCAAACATGTTATTTTGGCAGATGCTAACTTTGGCCAATATGAGGAAGATGTTGATATCATGGAATATTTTGGCAAAAAAAACACACAGTATAATGCTGGGTTTCGTATTGTGGGCAATTTTGCCAAATTAAAAAAGGACGTGGTCTACCAACTCTGGCGTATAATGATTTCTACTCAGTTGGTGAAAAAATTTGTGATTTTTGCAATACAAGACACCAACAAAAAAATTTTAGAAAATATCAATCGTCCTGATGTGGGATGGGAAGCGCACAAGGTCATAGCTAACAAACTAACACGGCGTCATCCGGAGATTGTTATTCGAGCACAATTAATTGTTGGACTGCCGGGACAAAATGTAGAATCTTGGCATCAAACTTTGATAGAAGTCACTGAAAAAAATATGATACCTGAGATCAGCATAAACTATCCATTGCCAGCTAGTCCTGCAATGCTTGATCCTGAATATCAAGATAAGTTTCAGTTTGAGTATGTTAGAAGTAATGTGGTAGACTTTGGCAGACAAATTGATTCCATTGTGATTCCAAGACACTGTTATAGTTTTTCTCCCAAAGACTTGGTTGAAATGGTAATGTTGAGCACCATATACACAGTGTGTGCAGAAATAAAATTGTTCTGTTTGGTTTATTTAAAACAGAGTATTGATATCACACCCATGATCAATGACTTGATGTCAAGCACCTACTATAAGAAATTACAAACACAACTTTTTAAAAACTGGACACAAGACAACAATTTTTATTTTTATGGCCCCAACGATGACAGATCTGCACAATCAGCAGTTGAAGCGTTTGCATATCGTCTTTTTTACCAACCCAAAATTTATGAAAAAATTGTTACAAAATCTTTGCCAAAAGACTTAAAAAAAACATTAGATTCTCCAGACAGCAAATGTGCGTTTAAAGAATTTAAAGAAACTCTGGATGTAGAATTTTAAAATATGATATCATTAACTGATCGAGCACGAACCAAAATACAAAAACTAGTTGAACTCAAAGGCTATGCTGGCATACGTCTTGGAGTAAAAACCACTGGTTGCTCTGGGCTCGCTTATGTGTTAGAATATGTAAAAGAATATGTGCCTGATGCTGGCACCATAAATTATGCTCAGAATGATTTTTGTGTGCTGGTTGATAAAAAACACGATGTGTATTTGTCAGGCACACAAGTAGACTATGTGCGTCAAGGCCTTAACGAAGGCTTTGAATTTACCAACCCCAATGAACGTGACCGCTGTGGTTGCGGAGAAAGTTTTAGGGTCTAATCAATGTCGGACAATACAGCAGTATACCTACCAAGTTTTGAAAAACTAATAAGTGTATATGACAACACCATATACATTCAAAGTCACTTTCTGGGCTTTGCATTCAACCAATACCACGAAGACTTTTTGGTTGATTTCTTTTGTGCAGGCTACCAAGGCCAGCCAATTGTGATAGTTGCCAGCGATGGAGAAAATCTAATACGTCGAGGCATAGTGAGTTTTTTTGAACAACTCTGCCAACAAGGAGTGTTAGACAGAGAACTTGTGACGTTTGCGTCATATGATCTTGATTGGGACTCAAATTTCAATCACAAAAAGCTAGGGTGGCATCCTGCGTTTACACGTCAAGACCGATACGTAGAGTTTGGTAACATTCCAGAAATCGACAACGATGCAAAATTTGTAGGATGCTTGATCAGTAGATTCACACCCAGCAGACTCAAACTGGCATATCAAATTGACAAAACATTTCCTAGGGACAATTTTTTAACATTCAGAAATGTCAATGACATAAACGGATCTGGTAAAAATTTTTACTCCATGATTGATCCCACAATAGATGTGATATACCAGGAGTATCAAGATCAACTCAATTGGCTTGCCAGCAAAAAATTTGATGTTGATAACACGTTGGTCAATATTGGACTTGCAGAAGGATTCCTTCCGTGGATAGAAGCTTGCAAAGCATATCATGCATTGTGGCCCAAGTATCAAATTGAGTGCGTGTCTGAAACTGATATATTTTCCAATTCTTTTCTCACAGAAAAAACAGCCAAGTGTTTGATCAGTGCCAAACCGTTTGTGGTAATGTCTGGGCCCGGCAGTTTGAAAAGATTGCAAGACATTGGATTTACCACATACCACAGTGTGATTGATGAGAGTTATGATCTTGAAACCACGCCGCACAGCAGAATGACTGCTATGATGCAAAGTCTTAAAGATCTGTATCACAGTCCTGACAAGCAAACTAAAATCGACCAACTCAACGACATAGCTAAACACAACCAATCAATATATGGCAAAATTTGTAGAAAAATTTAATTACCAACCAGTTCCTAGAGAAAACGTCAACGGACGCAGACTGTATGCCACTCCCGACGGCAACAAGTTGCCCAGTGTTACTACAATTTTAGAAGCTACCAAAAGCGAAGAAAAAAAAGCAGCACTGCAAAACTGGCGCAACAGGGTAGGGCATGATCAAGCTCAAGCCATCACAACAGAAGCAGCCAATCGTGGCACAAGAATGCACACCTACCTTGAACAGTATGTGAAAGAAGGCGCAATCAAGGAACGTGGTTCTAATCCATTCTCCTGGGCAAGTCATGCCATGGCACACAAGGTTGTGGAGCATGGACTAAAGAATGTGACGGAGTTTTGGGGCATTGAAGTTCCACTGTATTTCCCCCGAGTATACGCAGGCACTACAGATGGCGCAGGCATACACCTAAACCAAGAAGCCATCTTGGACTACAAACAAACCAACAAGCCCAAAAAGCGCGAATGGATTGACGACTATTTCATGCAGTTATGTGCCTATGCAGAAGCGCACAATGAATTACACGGCACTCAGATCAAAAAAGGCGTGATTTTGATGTGTGTAAAACCTGAGCTCGATGAACAAATGAACATGATCAAGCCGCCTGAATACCAGGAATTTGTGTTGGAAGGCCGGGAATTTGAACACTATCGTGACTTGTGGTGGAAAAAGGTTGAACAGTATTACTTGCTAAATATGTGATACCTCAAGGAATCACACTGTGGCAATCGTACAAGTATCAAGAATCACCTCCCGCAAGGGCCTAATAGAAGACCTCCCACAGCCCTTGGCTGGTGCCGAACTGGGCTGGGCCGTAGATGAACGCAGATTGTTCATTGGCAACGGCACACTGGAAGAAGGTGCGCCTATTGTGGGCAATACCGAAGTTCTTACAGAATTTTCGGACATATTGAGTTTTGCTACACAATACACATACAAAGGTGAAGCAGCCGGGTATGCTGTGCAAACTGGCACAACACCCAGCGCACCAATCACTCAGAGTCTACAAAGCAGACTGGACAGTTACGCAGTGGTCACAGATTTTGGGGCCACAGGCGATGGACTGACTGACGACACTGCGGCCATCAATCGTGCGCTGGAACAACTGTATTGTGTGCAAAACAACACAGCCATTCGACGCAGTTTGTTTTTCCCTGCAGGCACGTATCTAGTCACTGACACTATACTTGTTCCTCCTTATGCAAAGCTCTACGGAGAAGGTGCCAACAGTTCAATTATTAATTTTTCAGTGCAGGACTGGGCACCAAATACCAGTTATGCAGCCGGAGTGTTGGTATACTACAGTGCTGCCAGTCAAGCATTGTATGGCGGCACAGTTGGATATTATAGATCCAACTTTGACATACCAGCAACTGGCATATTGATCACTTCAAAAGTTTCTCCTGCCAATTTGTATTATTATTGGGGAGACACACTTACCAATGCTGCCAATGGTTTGCCTGAATATGTATTACGAACTGCGGACAGCCTGCAACAGACTGGAGCAAACATTGGCACCAACGGAGCCACTGCGCCGCAGAACATCGAAGTGTCAGACATGGCAGTATACACTGATCAACTGCATGATGCGGTGCTGATAGAATCTGCAAAAGAATGCTATTTTGATTGTGTTAATATTGTGGGCCCATTGACCACTGCAGACCTAAACACTTCGGTGGATGACATTGCTGCCATTCGTTGGGCCAGCACAGTGAGTTTGGTGACCAAGCAAATCTCCTGGACCAATTGTGTGTTCAGTGGGTTCAGCTATGGCACCGCTACAGATGTGCAACTGCAAGGCATCACAATCGGCAACAGCAGTTTTGACACACTGTATCAAGGAGTGTATCTAGGCGGTGCTGCACCTGTAAACGGTGGGCCCACTGGTTTTAGACTCATGCACAACAAATTTGACAACATCTATGTTGAAGGTGTGGTGATCAATGGTGTGAGCTTGAATGCCACTGGTTACAATGTGTTCTATGATGTGGGCAATCACTTTCAAGGTGTTACTATTCCTGCCAGCCCAATCATTTCAATTGATGCTGACAACAACATCAGTGTTGGAGACATGTTTCAACGCAGCACAGCACAGAGTTCTACCTATCCAAGAATCTATCTATACAACATTTCCACAGCCACTGTGCCTGCCAGTATTGGTGTGGACTCAGCGGCAAGAACACAACTGGGCAGTTACATAATTGAAACTGGAGTGCAAGCCGCACTCACTGCTGGCGCAAGCAATACCACACTGTTTACCAAGAGCACAGTGTTGTTGCCAGCGTTTTCAATGAACTACACCATAGTTCGAGAAACATCTGTACGCACTGGCACATTGATTGTGGTCAATGATGCTGATGACTCAGCAGGTGATGGATTAAGCTACACTGATGACTATGTGCAAAATTCAGATCCAGATGTCACACTCAGTGTGATTGATGTTGGTTCTGTTATCACAGTGCAATACTCCAGCAGTAGCACTCGAGGTGCTGGAAAAATTTATTACAGTCTGACTCATCTCGGCGCATAACTAGTTGATGTGGCCGCGTAGTTTTGCCGAAAGGCTGGAGAGTTGGGCAACTCTGAGACAATATTGTGCAGATATTGATTTAGAATTTGCCTTGATCAAAATCAATTCTTGGTGGTTTCAATCTCCTTGGACTGCCTATCACCTGCACTGGGACGATCAAGCAGATTGGCCTGATCCTTGGCAGTTATTGAGTGACAATCAGTATTGTCCGGTCGCTAGAGGCCTGGGAATCATGTATACTATTAGCATGCTAGACCGTGAAGACCTGCAAGACGCCCGTATGATCGAGTATCAAAGTGACAATTTAGTCCTAGTTGCTCAAGAGAAATATATACTGAATTGGGATCCTGATCAAGTCGTAAATATCAGCCTGGGGAAGTCAAAACCTCGTCGGCAAGTCAGTCAAGAACAAATAAAACAAAAAATTCGTTAGGATAAAATGAAAAGCATTACAGTTGTAAAGCGCAGTGGGCGTAGAGAATCGCTCGCCTTGGAAAAATGGCAAACCCAAATCGCCAAAGTATGTGCAGGCATAGCAGACGTTAGCCAGAGCATGGTGGAGATCAAAGCACAATTACACTTTTACGATGGTATTACCACCAAAGAAATTGACGGCATTACTCTACGTGCTATTGTGGATCTAATTGATGTAGAGTCTAACCCGGATGTGGGGCACACCAATTATCAGTATGTGGCAGGCAAACAGCGACTCAGCATGCTACGCAAAGATGTCTACGGTTCCTATGATCCTCCCCACTTGTATGAGATTGTGAAGACCAACGTGGCCACTGGTTTATACACTCCTGAACTGTTGGAGTGGTATTCAGAAGATGACTGGAACAAGATGAATGACATGATTGATCATGCCAAAGATGAGTCATACAGTTATGCCGCAGTAGAACAGTTGATCGAGAAATATCTAGTAAAAAATCGTAGCACAGGACAAACATATGAAACTCCTCAAGTGAGATATATGGTGGCAGCGGCCACTGTGTTCCACAAGGAAGAGCCTAACACGGCTAGAATGCGTTATATAAAGGAATACTACAATGCCGCAAGTGACGGATTATTTACGTTGGCCACGCCTGTGTTGGCAGGGCTTGGAACTCCTACTAAACAGTTTAGTAGTTGCGTTCTTATTAGGTCGGATGATGATTTGGACAGTATTTTCGCCAGCGGTGAAATGATGGCCAAGTATGCCAGCAAACGTGCTGGTATTGGTTTAGAAATTGGACGTCTGCGCCCACTAGGTTCACCCATTCGTGGTGGCGAGATCATGCATACAGGTATGATTCCTTTCTTAAAGAAATGGTTTGGTGATCTACGTTCATGTTCACAAGGCGGCATACGCAATGCATCAGCCACTGTGTTCTATCCCATATGGCACCATCAGTTCGATGATCTTATTGTGCTTAAAAATAATCAAGGCACAGAAGAGACTCGAGTGCGACACATGGACTACGGCGTTGTGCTATCTGCGTTTTTCTGGCGCAGATTTAAAAACAAAGAAAATATAACATTCTTTGACCCCAACCAAGTACCAGACCTTTATGAAGCATTTTATCAAAACACCGCTTTGTTTGAAGAACTTTATGTCAAATATGAAAAGTCGCCCAGCCTCCGTAAGAAAACGATGGCTGCGGAGGAAGTTTTCAAAAGTGGTATTCTCAAGGAACGAACCGATACTGGACGTATCTATCTAGTGTTCATTGACAATGTGATGGACCAAGGACCATTTGATCCTGAGTATCACACAATCTATCAAAGCAATCTTTGCTGTGAAATCTTGTTGCCTACTAAACCATTTAAACGTCTTGATGATGCCGAAGGTCGTATTGCATTGTGTACATTGGGATCAATCAATTGGGGTGCGTTTAGACATCCTGAAGACATGCGTAGAGCCTGTCGTATTCTACAACGCAGCCTGTGTAACATACTTGACTATCAAGACTTCTTGAGTATACAAAGTCAACTCAGCAATGATGAGATTCAGCCCCTGGGCATTGGTATTACAAACTTGGCTTATTGGCACGCCAAACGTGGACTTGAGTATGGTGAGAAAGATGCACTGGCAGAAGTTAAAAGCTGGATGGAACACCAAGCCTACTACTTGACCGAAGCCACAGTGGAACTGGCCAAAGAACGTGGCCGTTGCAAGGACTCAGACAAGACACGTTATGGACGTGGCGAGTTTCCGTGGGAGCGCAGAGCCAAAGGTGTTAATGAATTGACAGACTTCACACCTGATCCTGCGTTGGACTGGAATACCCTGCGTGGCAACATGCAAGCATACGGAGTTCGAAACGCCACCTTGATGGCAGTGGCACCTGTAGAGTCTAGCAGTGTTGTTATCAATTCAACCAATGGCATTGAAATGCCCATGAGCTTGATCAGTGTAAAAGAAAGTAAAGCAGGTAGTTTGACACAAGTGGTGCCCGAGTATCACAGACTCAAAAACAAATATCAACTGATGTGGCAACAACAGGATTGCGTTGGTTATTTAAAAACAGCCGCTGTGTTGGCAGCATATATTGATCAGTCAATCTCAACCAACACATTCTACAATCCAGCACACTGGCCAGATCGCAAAGTACCCACTACCTTGATTGCTAAAAATCTAATGCAAGCACATCACTGGGGTATCAAGACATTCTATTACAGTTTAATCAACAAACAAGGTGCCAAAGCCGCTAAAGAAGAAGCACCACTAGAAGTCATAGACTTTGATGATATAGAAGACTGCGAAAGTTGCAAATTATGAGCAAAGAACAATACAATCTCGCCACCAAAACTGATTACCTGCATCGCAAGATGTTTTTGGACCCAGCAGGTCCTGTTACAATCCAACGCTTTGAAGAAGTCAAATACAACAAACTTGTGAAGTTTGAACAAGAGGCACGTGGTTTCTTTTGGATTCCAGAAGAAATCAGTCTTACCAAAGATGCCAATGACTTTAAAGATGCAAGTGAAACAGTAAAACATATCTTTACATCAAACTTGTTGCGTCAAACAGCCTTGGATAGTTTGCAAGGACGTGGACCAGCACAGGTGTTTACTCCTGTTGTGAGCATACCTGAATTGGAAGCATTGATGTATAACTGGAGTTTTTTTGAAACCAACATTCACAGTAGAAGTTACAGCCACATTATTCGCAACATCTACAATGTGCCCAAGGATGTGTTCAACACTATTCACGACACACAAGAGATTGTGGACATGGCATCAAGTGTGGGCAACTACTATGACGAACTGCACAGAATAAATTGCCATAAAGAACTCAGCAGTGAAATGACAGGTATGGTTCTCGAACAAAAACATATCAACTCAATCTGGCTGGCACTCAATGCCAGTTATGCGCTAGAAGCGTTCCGCTTCATGGTTTCATTTGCTACAAGTCTAGCCATGGTAGAGAATCGTATCTTTATTGGCAACGGCAACATCATTAGCCTGATCTTGCAAGACGAAATCCTGCACAAGGACTGGACTGCTTGGATTATCAATCAAGTAGTCAAAGAAGATCCACGTTTTGCTGCTGCCAAGGCAGAATGTGAAGCCGAAGTATATCAAATGTATTTGGATGTGATCCGTGAAGAAAAAGCCTGGGCAGATTACTTGTTCCAGAAAGGTCCTGTGATTGGACTCAACGCACAGATCCTAAAGGACTTTGTGGACTACACAGCAGTGGGCGCACTCAAAGAGATCGGCATCAAGTATCTGGAGCCTGCACCTCGTAGCACACCAATTCCTTGGTTCATGAAGCATGTGGACACGTCGAAGAAACAAACTGCACTGCAAGAGAACGAATCAACTAACTATGTTATCGGCGTCATGAGCGACAGCTTGGACTATGATGAATTGCCCGATCTTTAAGGAAACACATGGCAGAATTTACATCGGATTGGTTTACTAAAAATATTCCAAACTTTGAACACATCAAAACAAATTTAATTGAAAATTTAGGCAGCATTGATAACATATTGGAAATTGGCAGTCATGAAGGACGCAGCACTTGTTGGGCGTTGGAAAACATGTTGAGTGACACAGGATCAATCACTTGTGTAGATCCATTCGCCAACAATCACATAAATCCTTTTACAGATCAAATTGGCTCACAAGGCAGCGAATGGGAATTGAGATTTAGACGCAACACTGCTGAAGCAAAGAAACCCAGCCAAAATCTCACAGTGCATGTGGCGCTGAGTTATCCTACTTTGGCTCAAATGGTTGTAGAAAAGAAACAATTTGATTTTATCTACATCGATGGCAACCATTGTTGTGACAACGTGTTGGCCGATGCTGTGATGAGTTGGAGCATGCTCAAACCAGGTGGTATCATGTTGTTTGATGACTACTTGTATGAGGATCTGCCAGATGTGCTGGATCGAGGCAAGATTGCTATAGATGCTTTTTGCACTTGTTTTACAAGACAAATAGATTGGTATATACTCAACTATCAATTGGGTATAGGAAAGAAAATAATAAAGGAAAACACGTGAAAGCTACAACCTGGATCAAAGATTATAAGAAAATCAAAGACATTGCAGAGCCAGTGTCAGACTCCACAATTCGAGAGTCGATTCGAAAGTCTGAAGACTTTCAGAACATTCGCAATGTGATGCAAAAGTTTGAACGCATTGAAGAAAAGAATCGCTGTCTGCGAGTGCAATTTTTAGACTGGCTGTCAGCAAAAATGCACGCCTGGGCAGATGGTGTCAAAGCCATGTCGGATCGCATTGATTCACCATGCATTATCAAAATAGAACCCAAAGGAAAAACAAAATGAAAGCAATAGTATGGTCAAAAGACCAATGCGCCTTCTGCGAACAAGCCAAAAACTTGTTGGAAATGAAAGGCATCGAATACGAAGTACGCAACATCAGTCAAGACTGGACACGTGAACAACTGTTGGAGTCGGTGCCCACGGCACGATCAGTTCCACAAATTTTCTTGGATGAAGAGTATGTGGGCGGATTTCAGGAACTGCGCCAAAGGTTGATGTAATGCCACAATTCACATCTGATTGGTTCAGCAATGCACTGGTCAACTTTGATTACATTACCAACTACTTACAAAAACAAAAAACAGTTGATAGCATACTAGAAATAGGCAGCCATGAAGGCCGCAGCACCTGCTGGATATTGGAAAACATGCTGGCAGACACAGGCACCATTACCTGTATAGATCCATTTGCCAATCGTCCTGTCACAGCATTCAGTTATGATTCAATACCTGAGGATCGTAGCATTGAACAAGTGTTTCGGGCCAACACTGCAGAAGTTAAAAAACCTGGACAAACACTTGAAGTTGTGGCCAACATGAGTTTCCCTGCTCTGGCACAACTAATTGTGGATCAACGTCAGTATGACTTTATCTACGTAGACGGCAGTCACAACGCAGATGATGCACTAGCAGATGCTGTGATGTGTTTTGGATTGTTGCGTCCTGGAGGTGTGATGTTGTTTGACGACTATCTTTGGGAAGACGATCTACATTACTTGGGTCGTTGCAAACAAAGTATTGATGCCTTTGTGAACATGTTTTATCACAGGCTCAAGTTGGGATTGGTAAATTATCAGTTGGCAATAGTTAAAAAGGAAATAGAATGAGCGTTGAAGTAGGAAAAACATACACCATGCGCATGGGCTATGGTGAAGAGATTGTGGCCAAAGTCACAGCATTTGACAGCAGTACTCTCACCCTGAGCAAGCCTGTTGCAGTGGTGCCCGGACAGCAAGGTATACAGTTAATGAACAGTTTGTTCACCGCAGATCCTGAGCAAGAAGTCACGGTAAATATATCTAGTGTGGCAATGATTGCTCCTGTGCGTGAAGACGTTGGGGACAGTTATTTGGAAGCCACAACAGGTATCAAACCTGTGCGCAGTAAAATCTTAATGGGATAACATGCCAGCAGCACAACGACAAGGTGATCCAAACAGCTCGGGAGGTGTCAACACTTCAGGTGTGGCCTCGGTGCGTGTGAATGGTCGCCCCATTGTTGTGCCTGGTATATCTGTGACCCCACATCCCTGCTGTGGACAACCCGGTTGCGGCATACATTGTTCGGCAGTGACTTCAGGTGGCTCGGGCACAGTACGAGCTGGCGGGAAATCTGTAATACGTGATGGTGATGCAGACACTTGTGGACACAGTCGCGTGGCAGGTTCCAGCACAGTGAGAGCAGGATAATGGCAGAGTCAACAGCAACACCCTTACAGCTCACAGCAGGTGTGGGTTTCTATTCTGGCAATGCCATCACAGCCAATACACAATTGGCCAACAACATTACCAGCTACAATGCTCTTGCACCCATAGCCAACTTGATCTACACCATAGGCCAGGCCACAAGCAATGTGGGACTGGCAATCAGCGCAGGCACAATAGCCAATCTCAAAACTCTGGGAGCCAATGTTGCAGGCAACTACTGTCCTGCCCTGGGCGACAGTGTGCCTAGCAATGTGTCCTGGACTGTGGGCAACGCAGGCTATGCCACTACAATTACCACAGCAGCCAGCACCCAATTGGGGTCAGGAGACTTTAGCAAATTTGCACAGGCGTTTGGTGCGGCACAAGGTTATATTGCGTTGACCAACAATGTGATCAACAGTGCAGTAAATGTCAACAGCAACAATTATCTTGGTCCTACATTCTCCAACATGAACAACTTGATCACTGGTGACATTGCCAAGGTCAATTTGGCATTTCCAGCATTTGGTGCTGATCTTGAAGCCTGTGGTGAGTTGTTCAGTCTTGAAAATGTTGACATATTTGGCACCCCGGCAGCATTGTTAAATCAATTGGCCGCCAAGGGAAACATGCTCAACGGATCAACCCCAGCAGTGACCGCGGCGTTGAAAGCACAGGGATTAACTGATCAAAACATTGCTGACCTTGTGAACCTCAACGTGCAAAGTTTGTTCAGTCCTGATGGACTTACACAAAATGCCTTTGACACACTGCAAAAACTAGCATATCCTGGCCTGTGCGAAGTCACTGGCACAGCTTTGCAAGAAGTGCTGGATATACTGGGTTGCACTTTGCCCAATATTGCAGCCATGTGTGAACTGTTGAATCCTGTAAAAATATTCCCCACAAGCTATTCAAGTTTGACCTTGCCCACTCCCAATGGACCTGTGTTGATATACAACGTCAATGGCGATGTAAACAGTGTGATTACTCCTATATTGAATTCGGGCGTGTTGACACCGGTGGGGTGTGATGACTTGAGCAAGATAATACCTGCAGCCAATGCCGCAGCCAATCGCGCACTGCAAATTGCATTCCAACAAGTCAAAGGTATCACTAGAACATCGGCACTCAAACTAGCGGCGGTATTGCAATGACCACACTAGCACAAACAGCCGCGGAGACCGCAGTCTACAGTAGAAAACTAGGCACCTTGAAAGGCCTAGATTTGATTGCCAACACCACCACACCTGTGCCTGCTGCGGTGGCCACATATTACGCCACAAACATAGCATTGGGATCAGGGCCCAATGGCACATTTTTGACCACAGACTTTTTTGGGTCAGCAGCCGGCATTCCCTACAACACTGACCTGTCCACAGTTATCAGCACAATCAATGCTCAACTCACCGCTGGCACACTCACCACACTCAATGACATCTATTCTCGAATGAAAAATGTTGTGTCTGGAACATACGGTGCACCGCCCACTATTACTATTCCGGCAGGGTCAGCCGCAGGCGTATATGCCACATACGATGCAGCCATTGCTGCCCTGGTCACAGCCGCTGATGCTGCCATCGGCACAGCCATCACTGCCATGGGCACTGCTACTGCCACCTTGAACACTGCCTGGACAGAAATGACCAAACACAGTGCCAATGAGTCCACATTTCAATCGCTGGCATCAATCAACTACAGCACACTCACCGCCGGCGCACAGTTGCCTATCACTGCTTTTATTCCTGCACTTGCCGGCTACGGTCAAGAAACACAAACAGGAATGGCCGCTGAATTTTTGGAAAGCATTGCCAACACTGCCAACCAGTATGGTCAAGCCATGGTGGGTGCGCTACGTGAAGGTCGCAACACTGCTGGACTCAATGCTGTCAACTTGAAAATTGACAATGCAGTGCCTCAACAACCTGATGCAGTGCCGCCGCAGGCCACGCTGAGTAGCAGTGAATACACACCCGCACAAGCCCGGGCGTTGATAGGCTAAAAAAGTAATACTTTTTACTGCTTGACCAAAAATTGCCCTAGTGCTATAATAACAGCATGAACCGGGTAAACCAATTTAAACACAAAGTATTACAGGCATACTATCGTACTAAGTTTACGGTAGCAGAACTGCTGGTGATTGCAGTGCTCACATTTTGGTTGACCAAAAATTCCGTTTTGTATATAATAGAGTTATTGTAGTAAAAAGGAGTCCAAGATGTATTACATTATTGTTCGAAGCACTGGAATGATCCATTCAGATGGTCCTCATCCTACCCGTGCTTACAAAACTTTTGGTGCCGCCCGTGCAACACGGACACGTCTGTGCCGCAAAGAAGGTTGGAGTGTGGCTGATCTCAGCATTATAGACACCAAACACTACCAACCCCGCATGGTCGAAAAGACCAACATCATGACAGGTGAAAAGTTTGAAGAAGATGTCAACACACCTTGCTTCTGCTCACCCAGCTCAGAATCATTCTGGAGCATGTAATACTTGAGTATTACTTTTTGGCGGTTGACCAATAATTGCCAAAATGCTATAATATGGACATATTGTAACAAAAAGGAGCCCGAAATGACATACGCAACAATTCAAGAAGTCAACACTTCTATCATGTTCAGCAATTTCTCAAACGAACAGCTCAACAGCATCAATGATGCGGTGCAGTATGCTCGTGCCCAGCTTCGTGCAGTGAAGATCCGCTCGTTTACCAAAGGTGACACTGTGAAGTTTCACAGCACCAAGCGTGGTGTGACAGTGACAGGCACAGTGACCAAGGTTGCCATCAAGTATGTCACGGTCAAAGACGGTGTGATGCTGTGGAAGGTGCCAGCCAACATGTTGGAGGCCGCATAATGGGATTGGATATGTATGCATACGTGGCCGCCCGAGCAGGCCAACAAAACGAATTCTACGAAGGCGCAGAGTGGGATCCAGATCACAAAGAACACCGCAATCCCAATGTCAATAAGCCACGTGAACTGGCTTACTGGCGCAAACATCCTAACCTGCATGGATGGATGGCCCAACTGTGGCTCAAGCGTGAAGGCAATGAACTACGCGAAGCAGACAACTTCAACGGCATTGAAATGGAACTCACTGCCGAGGACTTGGATGAACTAGAGTATGCAGTGCAAAACGATCAACTGCCTGCAACGTCAGGATTCTTTTTTGGCAATGAAGCAGATGACTACTACAAGCCTAGTGATCTGAAATTCATCCAGGCGGCTCGTGCAGAAATGTTCTTGGGTTTGAAAGTATTCTATAACTCATCATGGTAACCCTGTAAATATATGAATGACATTGACTTCACACACAAACAATTCAACGGTATTACTGTGGCAGCCGATTGGATAAGAGATCTTGAATCCAGTGATAGCCGACTGCACAAAGAAAAGGTGATTGAAAAAGCCTTGATGGCCGCAAAGTTGGGCAGTGCCAATGCACAGTGTTTCTTGTTCAACTGCTACCAGGCCTACAATCCCTACTACACATTCCATGTCCGACAAGTGCCCGAGAGTTCGGGCATTGAGCATGCTGAAAATCCTTGGCCTGTGTTCTGGGGCTTACTGGAAGGTCTGCGCACACGATCATTCTCAGGACATCGTGCTCGAGACGCTATCTTAGAAACAATGAAACGCTTTGACAGCGTAGAGTGGAACAATCTCTGTAGACGTGTGTTGATCAAAGACCTGCGCTGTGGTATCTCAGAGAAAACTTTGAACAAGGTCTTGGGCCGAACAGAGTGGCGGATTCCTGTGTTTACTTGTCAACTGGCACAAGACTCAACAGACCAACCCAAAAAGCTAAAGGGTATCAAGCGACTGGAGTGCAAGTTGGATGGTGTGCGTGTGTTGGCAGTGATTGAAGATGGCGATGTCACACTATACAGTCGCAATGGCAAAGTGTTTGAGAACTTTCCTGAGATTGCGGATGCTATCCGCCAACACAGCACAAAATTTACAGCTGGCGAAGGCGGCGGCAACAGAATACATCAACGCATGGTGCTGGATGGCGAGATTGTGGGCGAGAGTTTTCAGAAGCTCATGAAGCAAGCGCATCGCAAAAGCAATGCAGTGACCACAGGCATGACCTATCACATCTTTGACGTCTTGCCCCTCGGCAGTTTTCAAGAAGGTCACTACAATGCACAACAACACAAACGCATTGAACAACTGGAACGTGCTAGGGCTCGATTGCCCGAAGATGGTCCTTTGCAGATCATGAACGGCTTGGATGTGGATTTGGACACAGCCGAAGGGCATGACATCATGCAACGCTATGCTGAAGCCGCTGTGGAAGGTGGCTTTGAAGGCATCATGATCAAGAGCATGGATGCTCCGTATCTGTGCAAACGCACTGATTCGTGGATGAAATGGAAACCCACAATCACAGTTGACCTCAACATTGTGGGATTTGAAGAAGGCACAGGTCGCAATGAGGGACGGCTGGGTGCTATAATCTGTGAAGGAGATGACAATGGACGACATATTCGTGTTAATGTTGGCAGCGGTTTGTCTGATAGCGATAGGGATGAGTATTGGCACAGCCGGGCAGATCTGGTTGGCCACTTGGTGGAAGTGCAAGCTGATGCAGTTACGCAAAACCAAGACGGATCATACAGTTTGAGATTCCCTAGATTTTTACGTTTCAGAGATTTCGAAGCTGGGGAAAAAGTTTGAAGTATTTTGCATATGGTATGAACACTAATCTAGAGCAAATGGCCGCCCGATGTCCGGGTGCTGTTTGTCTGGGCCCAGCATGGATCATGGACTATGCATTGGTGTTCCGCCATTTTGCAGACATTGAACCTGAGGCCGGCAACTGGTGTGATGGTGTGCTGTGGGAAATCACAGACGACAACTTGCAGGCACTGGACCGGTTAGAAGGCTATCCTTGGCACTACACACGGTTCACAGTTTTGGTGCATACTGATCGCGGATCAGACACTGCCTTGGTGTATCAAATGACTGACCAGTCCTATGAACAGCCACCCAGCGGTCACTATTACAACATGGTAGCACAAGGCTATGTGCAAAACAGTGTGCCCACAGACCAATTAATTGCAAACTTGGAACTACAATGATTAATTTAAATTTCGACATCTACAATCCATGGAGCAGTCGATGGACTATTCTTTGGAATAAAACCAAGATGATTGGCAAGAACAAGGCCGTGGAATTCAATGGGTATCGCACCAATCACATCATTAATGTAGATTTTAATTTCAAGCCTGCAGGTGACCACGGAGGCGCTAGAATCATGCTTGGTGTATTTGGGTTTGATGTTGAACTACACTTCTACGATACTCGACACTGGGATTATGAAACCAACACCTGGGAGACACACGATGGGCACTGATATGAAATGGTATGCGATTGTTATGATTGTTATTATTGGCACGCCAATGGCAGGACTTGCTCTTAAAGAGTATCAAAACAGCCAATGCCGCATTGAAGCCATTCGCGCCAACATGGATGTAGATAAAATTGCACAAGTATGTAAATGACCAAGAAGATCTACTACGAAAAACGTGGACGTAGGTATTATCCTGTAATGGAGAATGACTACGAATTACATGATGCCATGCCCAAAGGCAATCATTTGATCATGTGCTATCCCGGCGGCCGTAGCACACGCTACAACATTGATCCTGCACTGGCACCCATGATTGCGGCTGGACGTGTGGCTGAAGACAATATGAGTGAGGCTGTGCGTGATGCCAGTGCCATGCGTCCACGCCAGCATCCACTTACCCAAAAACAACAACAGGCTTGGCAACAGTGGAACAAGGTCATGGGCGATGACGTCTACACCATTGAAATTGCCAGTGCCAGGGAAATTGTTGATGCTGGCGTCAAGGCCATGCAAAAGGAAGCCCAGCAATTATTAACCAATCCTGCTGTGAAACTGGCCTACGAGCAGTTTCTCCTTGTGTGTGAATTAACCAAGAAAAACATTGACAACGCCTAGCAGTCACAGTATAATCACTGTGCATGACCAGGGAGGTGGGTTGTTTAATGGGCACGGTAGGAATAGATCTGTAACCGGTCCTGCCGTGTGCCGTGGCATCAGAAACGTAAATCCCGTAGGATGAGACACTGGCTAGATCTGGCAACAGATCAAAACACTGGCTGGTACCCAGTGGAGTATGCCTTGTAGATAAAAACAGTGAGAAGGATAGTAATGTCTGTTGAAATTGAAACCTCTGCGTTGAGCACGTTTGAATCCCTTGACTCTCTTAGATCAACGCCCTTGGTCATGCACCGTATTCAGGTTGAGTTGCGTGATATCAAAGTCTGGTATGCAGTAATACGTGAACTCAATCAGACCTTTGGTGCCAACAAATGGCAGGGACAAAATCATGTTCGACGTCGCCTGGAAGATCTGATCTGGAATCCAGACAAGTCTATATGGGTTTGGTTTGATGTTCCTGATGAGAAGATTGCCACATGGTTGGCAGTTAAACTAGCCGTATCTGTCCGTATACCACCTAATAAATAAATCTATGTTCCTCAGTTATTTCACATTGTTAACCGCTCTTTCATTGAGCATGGTTGCGGCCTGGTATAGTATCTTGGGCCTTACTGCTATTTTTGCATCAGCAGTTGTTCCTATCATTATCATGGGCTCTATCCTAGAAGTAGCCAAGGTCACTGTCACAGTATGGTTGCACGAATACTGGCACCGTTGCAGATTGTTGATGAAAGTGTATCTGGTGCCTGCTGTGGGCATGCTCATGGTGATCACCAGCATGGGCATCTTTGGATTCCTGTCAAAAGCACACAGTGACCAGAGTCTAGTATCAGGTGATGTCCTGGCAAAGATCAGTGTATATGATGAAAAGATCAAAACAGCAAAGGACAATATTGATGCAAACCGGAAGGCGCTTAAACAAATGGATGAGGCTGTGGACCAGGTTATGGGTCGAAGCAGTGATGAAAAAGGTGCCGACAAAGCTGTTGCAGTCCGAAGAGCACAGCAGAAAGAACGTGTCCGCCTTCAATCTGAGATTGCGGCCGAACAGAAAACTATTACCGCCCTTAGTGAAGAACGTGCGCCCATTGCGGCGGAAGTACGAAAAGTAGAAGCAGAAGTAGGCCCAATCAAATACATCGCGGCCCTGGTCTATGGCGACAATCCAGACGCCAACCTACTAGAACGTGCTGTGCGTTGGGTTATTATCATATTGGTTGTGGTGTTTGATCCACTAGCCATCATGATGGTGTTGGCCGCCACAGAGAGTTTGAAGTGGGAACGTGAGCGTAGATCACAACCTGCTTACGAAGCCGATGATGGCCCATTGTCAGAAGAACAAATAGAACAACTGCGCAAGATAGCAGAACTAGAACAGCCCACCGGTAAAACAGTTGAAACCAGTTCGTTGTTTGCTGACGAACTGCCCAAAGATCCTCATCCTCCGGGTTGGATGTATGAACAATATCCTTACTTGGATAAATTTGATCATTTCAAAGATCTCAAACCAGTGGTAGCACCAGTGGCGTTCAATCAGGATTATTTGAACGCAGTAGCACAAGATATTGAAACTGAAGATCAT